ACCAAGCAAAGAACTTTGCTTCTACTGTCTCACTTACAGGGTCTTCTAAACATAAAGTCATCATTGTGGATGAAAGTGACAATACCACCTCTGATGTTCAACTTTTGCTTAGAGCTAATATTGAGACATTTTATAACAACTGCCGATTCATCTTTACCTGTAATTACAAGAATAAAATTATTGAACCTCTTCACTCCAGATGTGCTGTCATTGATTTTACAATCAGGGGAAAGCAAAAGGCACAGTTGGCAGGAGAATTTTTCAAGCGGCTTCAAACAATCCTAGATAAAGAAAATATTGAATATGATCAAAAAGTTCTTATTGAAATTATATCTAAGTACTTCCCGGATTTTCGTAGAATCCTCAACGAATGTCAAAGGTACTCTACGGGAGGAAAAATTGACTCGGGCATTCTTGCATCTTTCTCAGACATCCCTATAAATGAATTGATTAAACATCTCAAGGAAAAGAACTTCACCGAAGCCCGTAAATGGGTGGTCTCCAACCTTGATAACGATGCTTCGGTTCTACTTCGTAGGATTTATGACGCTTCTTATGATAATTTACAACCCAATTCTATTCCTGCTGCTATTCTCATTATTGCTAGGTATCAGTATCAGTCAGCTTTTTGTGTCGATCAAGAGATAAATCTTTTAGCAGCACTTACAGAGATTATGTGTGAGTGCCAATGGAAATAAAATTAACGTAAACTATAATTATGGAATTAAAGTATTGGATGCTCTCAATTAATGAGACTGGGGAAAATTTAATTGAAGAAGACCCAGCACAAATAAAATCATATTCTCCATACATTATTAATAAATGTTTATCTGGTCAATATGATACTATTCTTTTTGCAAATGAGATGAATAAGAATTATCATCTTGATAAAGATATGCAATATTCGTTTTATCTAAATACTATCAGAAAAAGAAAAAGATTTTCTGTTTGGATCAACAAAGAAAAAATTGAAGACCTAGAGTGTGTCAAAAAATACTATGGCTATAGTAATGAAAAAGCAGCTCAAGCGTTAAAAATACTAAATAATGAACAACTTAAAATTATTAAACAAAAACTTGACATTGGAGGAATAAAATGACTACTGCAAATCAAACAGTAGAGCCAAGAGTGAATTGGTCTCCCGATCAAATGGTGGAGGTTATTTTGAATGAGCCTGATGATTTTCTAAAGGTTCGTGAGACTTTGACTAGAATTGGAGTCGCTTCGAGAAAAGAGAAGAAACTTTATCAAAGTGCTCATATTCTTCATAAACAAGGACGTTATTACATTACGCATTTTAAGGAACTTTTCGCATTAGATGGTAAACACGCCAATCTTACTGTGAATGATATTCAGCGTCGTAATCGCATTATTTGTCTTCTTTCTGATTGGGGATTGATTTCTATCATTAAACCCGATTCTGTAATTGAAAATATTGCTCCTTTAAATCAAATTAAAGTTTTATCCTATAAAGATAAGGGTGATTGGATTTTGGAACAAAAGTATAATATTGGAAAAAAAGGTAGGGTTCAGGAAACCGAATGATGTCTTCAGGAAGTTTTGAGTTTCGTTTTCGTCATCAAAACGAAGAGGCTGCTTGGTGTAAAAATCCCAATACAAAGTTTGCTCTTCCAGACGAAGATGTAAATATTATCTGTGATGACCAATATCTAAATGAAAATCAATTTTTAGAAATGGTTCGTAGATTTTTTATTGCTTGTGGTTATACAGAAAATCAATGGAAAAATTCTCTGGAAAATCATTTGAAAGAAGTAAAATAAATAAAAATGTCTGTTTGGACGGCAATCTCTACAGACAAAAGATTAGGTGCTTTCGGGCACCTTTTCTATTATAAATAATAATGCCGTCCAAATAGAATAGAAATGAACTACTTAAGAGTTTATTGTAACCTTATCAGGAAAGCAGAGAATAGAACTCCTCCTGAAGGTTACTTGGAAAAACACCATGTATTTCCAAAGAGTATATTTGGAAATAATAATAGAATTGTTTTATTAACGGCAAGAGAACATTTTATTGCACATCTTTTACTTGAAAAATCTTTTTGTAAAAGATATGGTAAAAAACATATAAAAACAAAAAAAGCACTCCATGCAGTTATTTACATGGGACAAAAATATTCTAATAGTAAATTATATGCTTGTGCTCGTGAAAGATTTTCTAAACAAATGTCCGGTTTAGGTGCTCCAAGATCTAAATTATCTGAAGAAGAAGTTAAAGTTATAAGATGGTATTATTGTAGAAAAAATCAATTTTTAGATATAAATCAATATACTTTGTCAAAATTTTTTGGCATCAGTTCGCAAGTTATTGGAAAACTTATTAGAAAAGAAACTTGGAAATATATTGAAGACATACAAATTTTACCAAAAAAATATAATTATTTACCTTTACTTATCAAAATAGAATGTGGAAAACACTACCTTGAAGAGTGGTAAAAATAAAAAAATATGCTACTATATACTATGGACGCCGAAAGGGTCCATAAAATACAAACTCGCTTTTTAAGGAGAATCACAATGTTTAACACAACAAGCACAAAATATTATACTTCAAATGGTCTTGACAAATTAATTCAAGATATTGAAAAAAACTCAATTGGAATGGAAGAATGGTTTCATAGATTTGGAACTCTCCACGAATCTTCTACCAATTATCCACCCTATAATCTAATTAAAGAAAGTTCCACAGAGTTTACCTTAGAAATTGCTCTTGCTGGATATAAAAAAGAAGATATTGAAGTTTCTTCAGAATGCAATAAACTTTTTGTTGAGTGTAAAAAAGCACCGACAGAATATGAATATATGCATAAAGGTATTGCACGTAGAGCATTCACAAGAACTTGGACTCTTTCAGATGATGTTGTAGTTGGTGATGTTTCATTTGCAGATGGATTGCTTACTATTAAACTAAATAGAGTTATTCCAGAACATCAAAAGAAAAAAACTTATGAAGTCGTTTAACGAGTTCAAATTAATTGCATATAAAGGTTCTCTTCCTCACGATGTTTATTCTCAAGGAAAACAAAAGAAAATTCCAAAGGGAAAAGCAGTTCCAGTAAAAAGTCGTTCAAGTACTGGAGATTCTGGTGATGGTAGTGGTGGAGATGGAGGAGAATAAATAGAATTGCTATCGTTGGCGCAGAGGAGCACCTGGCAAAACTAGGTTGACTCCTCATTTTTTAATGCTATAATACAAATAGGAATTGATATAATTTATGACTGTAAAACTAGCCCTCTTAAAATCTGGAGAAGATGTAATAGCAGATATTCAAGAGATGGTAATTGAAGAAAAAGTTGTTGGATACTTCTTTGAAAATCCTTGTGTTGCAAAAGTATTTGCATTTGATACAGAGGAAAGTGGACAGACAAAGACTCCATCCAAACTTCAATTAACCTCCTGGGTTCCTCTTACTTCAGATAAAAAAATACCTGTTCCATTGGATTGGGTGATTACAATTGTAGAACCAATTTCAGCTTTAAAAGAAATGTATGAGAAAAGTTTATCCACAAGGGAAGTGAAAAATGGAAAAGAAAGTGACTAAAATTATTCTATTGCTAACTAATCAGATTTTAATCAGTCAAATTGAAGAAGTTACTTCAGATATTGGAGAGCCTGATTGTAAATTAATTAAACCATTTATTCTGAAAGAACCTCAATTGGAAGTGCTTTCTAGAACTTTAGAGCCATTTTTAATGGGAGTTACAAAACAAGATGTTTTTATGATGAGTTCGGATAAAATCCTTACTCTTGCAGATCCAACACCTACATTACTTGAAAAATACGAAGACTTAATTAAAGAATGACTCAAAACTTTTACACCAATGTTCAGTTGATTGGAAATCAAATTTTAGTTCGTGGAGTTAAAAATGGTAAAAGGTATGAATTCAGGGATGATAATTTTAGTCCAACTTTGTTTGTAAAATCAAAAAAACAAACAAAATACAAAACATTGAGTGGAGAGTTTGTTGAAGCAATTCAACCTGGTTCAATTAAAGAGTGTAGAGAATTTTATTCCAAATATGAAGATGTAGATGGATTTGAAATCTATGGAAACGATAGATATATCTGCCAGTATATTGCTGAAAAATATCCAGAGGATGAAATTAAATTTGATATTAATAAAATTAAAATCTCTATTTTGGATATTGAGGTTTCTTCTGAATATGGATTCCCTGATGTGGAAAGTGCATCAGAAGAAATACTTGCTATCACAATTCAAGACTATGCAACAAAGGATATTATTACCTGGGGAGTTAAACCTTATCAACACAATCGTAGAGATTTAACATATCATTACTGTCCATCTGAAGAAGAACTATTAACTCATTTTATTAATTATTGGATGTATAATGTTCCAGATGTAATTACTGGATGGAACACAAATCTTTATGATATTCCATATATATGTAAAAGGTTGAATAGAGTTCTTGGTGAAAAATTGATGAAGAGATTCTCTAATTGGGGACTCGTTACTGAAAAGCAGGTATTTACCAATGGACGTAATCATACGACATTTGACGTTGGTGGATTGTCTCAACTTGATTATCTTGATTTGTATAAAAAATTTACATACAAGACACAAGAATCATATCGTCTAGATTATATTGCTGAAGTTGAACTTGGTCAGAAGAAATTAGACCACTCTGAGTTTGATACATTCCGAGATTTTTATCGAAATGGGTGGCAAAAATTTATTTCATACAATATTAAGGACGTAGAGTTAATAGATCAATTAGAAGATAAAATGAAGCTAATTGAGTTGTGCTTTACGATGGCTTATGATGCAAAGATTAACTTCAATGATATTTTCTTTCAAGTAAGAACCTGGGATTCAATTATTTACAATTACCTAAAAAAGAGAAATATTGTAATTCCTCATAAAGGTTTATCTGAAAAAAATGATAAGTTTACTGGTGCCTATGTAAAAGAACCAAAGCCAGGAATGTATGATTGGATTGTTTCTCTAGATCTTGACAGTCTTTATCCACATCTAATTATGCAATTTAATTTAAGTCCTGAGACTTTAGTTGAAGCAAAACACCCAACAGTAACAATAGATAAAATCTTAAATCAAGAATTAAATTTTGATGATTATAAAGATTATTGTATCTGTGCAAATGGTGCAATGTATCGCAAAGATGTTCGTGGATTTCTTCCAGAACTAATGGAAAAAATGTATGACGAACGAAAACTTTTCAAGAAGAAAATGCTTGAGGCAAAGAAGCAATATGAAAAAACTCCAACAAAAGAATTAGAGAGAGAAATTGCTAGATGTAATAATATTCAGATGGCAAAAAAGATTTCTTTGAACTCTTGTTACGGAAGTTTAGGAAATCCATTTTTTCGTTATTATAAATTGGAAAACGCTGAAGCAGTTACATCTTCAGGACAGGTTGTAATTCGTTGGATTGAAAATAAACTCAATCAATACTTCAGTCGCATTCTTAAAACTGAAGATGTTGATTATGTGATTGCTTCCGATACTGATTCTATAATTCTTAATATGGGTTCTTTAGTTGAAACTGTATTCAAAGGAAAAGAAAAAACTACTAAAATGGTTGTTGATTTTCTTGATAAGATGTGTAAGGTAGAACTTGAAAAGTATATTGAAGGTTGCTATCAAGAACTAGCAGACTATTTGAATGCTTATTCTCAGAAGATGAGAATGAAAAGGGAAAACATTGCAGACCGTGGAATATGGACAGCTAAAAAGCGTTACATTATGAACGTCTGGGATAGTGAAGGTGTTCGTTATGAAGAACCTAAACTCAAGATAATGGGAATTGAAGCAATCAAGTCTTCTACTCCAGCACCTTGTCGTAAGATGATTAAAGATTCTCTGAAGATTATGATGAGTGGAACTGAGGATGATGTAATTAAGTTCATTGAAGATTGTCGAGTTAAATTTAAAACCTTTTCTCCTGAAGAGATTGCCTGTCCAAGAACAGTTTCTGATGTGGATAAGTATAAATCATATTCTACAATTTATAGTAAAGGAACTCCAATTCACGCTCGTGGGTCACTTTTATTCAACCATTATATTCAAAAGAATAAACTTACAAATAAATATTCTCTGATACAAAATGGTGAAAAAATCAAATACATATACCTAAAAGTTCCAAATATAATTCACGAAAATGTAATTTCGTTTATTCAAGATTTTCCTAAGGAATTGAATCTTGACAAATACATTGATTATGATTTACAATTTGAAAAATCATTTCTAGAACCACTCAAAAATATTTTAGACTCTGTTGGGTGGAGAGTTGAAAAAACATCTAGTTTAGAGTCTTTTTTCGTTTAAAATAGGAGAAACATATGGGGCTGTTAGATGAAATTGTAAAAGAAGTTGGTGGTGAGTATGCACAACTTGCATCTAATATTGATGAGACTGAAACTTATGTTGACACGGGTTCGTACATTTTTAATGCACTGGTTTCAGGTAGCATATTTGGTGGTGTATCTGGCAATAAGATTACTGCTATTGCTGGAGAGTCTTCTACTGGAAAGACTTTCTTCAGCCTCGCCGTGGTTAAGAATTTTCTTGATAATAATCCCGATGGTTATTGTCTCTACTTTGATACTGAAGCCGCTATTACCAAATCCCTCTTGGAGTCACGCGGCCTCGATACATCAAGGATTGTCGTGGTTAATGTTGTCACCGTAGAAGAGTTTCGCAGCAAAGCACTTAAGGCAGTTGACCTTTATATGAAGAAAAAGGAAGATGAAAGAAGTCCCTGTATGTTTGTTCTGGATTCTTTAGGAATGCTTTCGACAAATAAAGAAATAGGAGATGCTCTTGCAGAAAAAGATTCAAGAGATATGACGAAAGCCCAATTGATTAAGGGTGCATTTCGTATGCTAACTCTCAAATTGGGAAAGGCAAAAATTCCAATGATTGTAACGAATCACACTTATGAAAGTATGAGTATTTACAGTGGAAAGCAAATGAGTGGGGGTTGTTTAGTTGCTGGAACTAAAATTCTTACTCGCTCTGGGTATAAAAATATTGAGAATGTTACTATTGAAGATTATGTTTTTACAAAGGAAGGTGAATTTAAAGAAGTACTACAAACACATAGTTTTAATAATAAAAGACTTCTTCAGATTGAATTTGAGGATGGATATATTGTAACTTGTACCCCAGAGCATAAATTTTTAATTGGTGATGAATGGATTGATGCTAATAGTTTAGTTGTGGGAGATTCTGTTTCTAAAATATAAAATTGGTATAGGGTTAAAATACATTTGGTATAAATATTAATAGATGTATTATACATATGTTTTTAAATAACAAATATACAAAAACCTACATGCTTATTATTGATAGTAGAAAAAGAATGAAAAGAAAAAGGGGAAATGGTGTAATTTATGATTCTCATCATATTATACCAAAGTGTATGGGTGGTAGTAACGATAAATCTAATAAGGTTTTATTAACTCCAAGGGAACATTTTATAGCACATAGGTTACTTATTAAAATGGTTGACTCATCATATAAAAAAAGTATGTATTGTGCTATAGTTAGATTTCTTGGAAAAAACGCCGATAGAAGTTTAATAAAGAAAAATTCAAGAACCTATCAGCATATAATAGAACAAAACAGAAAACATATGTCTGGAGTAAATAATCCATTTTACGGAAAAACTCACTCCAAAGAAACTAGAGATTTTATATCAAAATTTAATAAAGAATATCAATTGGATAATAAAAATCCATTTTATGGAAAGAAACATACCGTAGAAACAAAAAAACTGTTATCTGAATTGAAAAGTAATCCAATACGAGTATATTTTGAAAATGGAAATATAGAAGATTTTACTCAATATAAATTTCTTGGAACTTATTTGGGGATGTCCGAACATCTTGGGTGTAAAATATGTAAACCACAATATCATTATTTACTTTCAAAATATAAAATTATAAAAATAGAAAAATTATGAAAACTCTAAAAATTAAATCAATCAAAGAAGTTGGAATTGGCAATGTGTACGATATTACTGTTGATAAGTATGAAAATTATATTTTAGAAAACGGTGTTATAACACACAATTCTGGATTACAATATGCATCTTCAACTATCATCTATCTTTCAAAATCTAAAGAAAAAGATGGTACTGAAATTGTTGGAAACATTATTCGAGCAAGAACACAAAAATCACGTCTAAGTAAAGAAAATAAAGATGTGGAGATTCGTTTATTTTATGATGAACGGGGTCTTGACAGATATTATGGATTGCTTGAGCTTGGTGAGCTTGGTGGTATGTGGAAGAATGTAGGAGGACGTTATGAATTTAATGGTAAAAAGATTTATGGTAAAGAAATTCTAAAAAATCCAGAACAATACTTTACTGAAGATATAATGGAAAAACTTGATGCAATTGCAAAAATAGAATTTTCTTATGGCAATTGAACTTAATGACTTAATACAGATTTATGATGATGTTTTAGAAAAGAAGTATTGTGATTTTTTAATTGAACTATTTGAAATACAATCTGAAAAACAAGAGATAATTGAAAATGATGGAAAACCAAACTTCACTCAATTCAATCTGACTCAAAATTGTAAACTCAATGAAGAAATTAATAACGTTCATAACTACCTAATTTCTAAAGTATTTGAATGTAAGAAACAATATTATGAGTTAGTTGATACACGATGTTTTCCTGAAAAAAATAATTTTGAAGAATTCAGAATTAAAAAATATGATACAAGTGGAAATCAAAGATTTGACACTCACGTAGACGTTCAGGACTATGAGAGTGCAAGAAGATTTCTTTCGTTTATGTTTTATTTGAATGATGTTTCAGAAGGTGGAGAAACTGTTTTTGAAGACCTTACAATCACACCAAAGTGTGGTAGAGTGATTGTGTTCCCTCCTTTATGGATGTATCCTCATAAGGGATGTCCTCCTACAAGCAACGAAAAGTATATTCTCAGTACATATTTTCACTTTAAATAATGGAAAAAATTGAATTTTTAATTATCAGAAATCTACTTTATAATGAAGACTACTTAAGAAAAGTATTACCATTTCTCAAACCCGAATATTTTGAAGACCAGAATCAAAGAGTAGTATTTGAAGAAATTTTAGAATTTGTTTCCGAATACAATAATCCACCAACAAAAGAAATTCTTTCAATTGAAACTCAAAAGAGAACAGATGTAAATGAAGACCAATTCAATAAGATTATTCATCTTATTGATTGTCTGGAAAATATATCTTCAGAACAAAATTGGTTAATTGATACTACTGAAAAGTGGTGCAGAGAAAGAGCAATTTATCTTGCTCTGATGGAAGCAATTCAATTGGCTGATGGTAAAGGAGATAAATCTAAAGATTCAATTCCATCAATTCTTCAAGATGCACTTGCAGTATCTTTCGATAATCATATTGGACACGATTATTTTCAAGATTATGAAGAAAGATATGACTTTTATACACGCAAAGAAGAAAAACTTGAATTTGATATTGAATATCTGAATAAGATTACCAAGGGTGGAATTATAAAGAAAACGATGACGATTCTGATGGCTGGATGTGTTCATCCTGAAACCAAAGTTAAAATTAGGTTTAGGAAACGTAGTGCCATTTAGATTTTTTTGATTTACATCTATAATTTACTCCTCCTCTTGTAATGTTATATTTTAATGCTGCTTCTGTGACTGATTGATAAGTAATTACTCCATCACTGACTTTTCTTCTTCTTGGTGATGGTTTACTTCTTTTCTTTCCCAGATTGGTCTTTAATGGAGACCCGAAAATATAACCATTATTTAAATAAGAGTCAAAATCTTCAGGTTTAACTCTCATAAAAGTTCTATCTCCTGGTTTATACATAGCTTTTTTACCTTTATGTGATTTTGCTCCCAATGATGCCCTCTTTAATATCCCTTCAGGTGAACACCAGTAATTAAATTCCTTTGATGCTCTCTGTTTTCCTCCAAGAGATGCTCTTTCATTTCTTCCTTCTTTTGTGCTCCAATAGTAAAAATTTTTAACACCATCACTTAAATACTCTTGTTTTTGAGTTTCTATTCCTCTAATCCTCCATTCTTTTCTTTCCTCTACTGGAGTTGAAAAGAAACCAATTTTATTATCTCTGCAGAATTCTCCAATTATTTTTCTGTGTTGTGGTGATAAATTCGCACCTAACATTTTCATAGATCTTAAATCATTTGGATTTTTGTAAATCTTCCAAAGTAAATAATGTGCTATAATGTGTTCTCTAACATTTAAGTATGTAAGATTACAATCCACATCACTTCCTCCCATATGTTTAGGAACAATATGATGCTCGTGTAGTCCTGAATATTTTTTGTAATCTTCTCTTCTTGACTTATTGCCCTCACATAGGTTAGAATAGATAAGATAAAACATTTTTCCCCGTCCCTGCTAATTTAATTTTATTTATACAAAATGTGGATTGAAAAAGAAACATCGATTGCTGAAATTAAA